TGCGAGCACCCACATAAAGATTTTGACCATTAGCCGTGTTCTCGACGTTAAGAAATCCAGAGGCAACGAAATTGCCTGACGCATCCATCATCACATTACCACTGGAGTCGATCCGCATACGCTCCGTCACGGTGCCACTCGCTTGCGTTGCAAAGACCAGATCGGAATTTGCGCCAGTGCCATTATGTACAGCGTCAATGCGCGCCTTGCCTATCGCACCGACATTGCCCGCCCCCACATCGAACGCAATACCAACAGACTGATTATCAGTGTCAGATCCTGCGTTGACTAACTTCAGGTTTCCTGTTTCAGTGTTTGCGGCATAGGTGGACGTTGATCCTATTCTCAGAATCATCTCGTCTGCCGACTCGTCCCAAAGCATATAATGCCCTGCCGATGCCCCAAAAAATTGAACATCGTGGCCTGTGTCATCCACGCCCACGGTGAGTGCGCCTGCAACCTGTAGCGTCGAGCCGTCGAAGGTCAGGTTCGCCTCGCCATTCAGTGTGCCACTGCCCGTTGCTGTCGTGATGCGGTCGTTGCTGTCGTTGGCCAGTAGCGTTGTGCCGTCGATAGTCAGAGCATCGGTTTCGAGGGTGCCACCGATGTCGGCGTCACCGCTAATATCCAGTGTCGCCGCGTCGAGTTCGCCCGCGACCGTCAGGTTGGTGCCGTCGAAGGTCAGGTTCGCACTCGCGCCAAACGCGCCCGAGTTGTTGTACTGTATCTGCGTATTGCTCCCACCGGGATCGGTCGAAGACGCATCGACCGCCGTCTTTACGAATGCCGTCGTCGCGACTCTTGTCGTATTATTGCCCGCACTTTGCGTTGTCGCCGTGACCCCATCGGCCAAGACGACCGTTGCCTTGAGCGTACTGCTCGGGGTCGCCGAGTCGGCCATGATCGCATCGACCGCCGCCTTGAGGAAATCGTCATTCGCGGCAAGAGTCGTTACATCGCTCGCTTTCGTCGGATCGCCGACGTTTACCGAAAATCCCGCAGTATAAGCCATTAAAACCACTTACTCCGTTTTGATGTTTCGTCAGGTGTCCCCGAGGGGTCAGCATACCCGTCGTTATCGGTCCAAAAACCATGCTCCTCGCGTTGCGTCAGATTACTCGACAACCATGTCGGCGCGGTTGATACGGTCCATCGTCCTGGCGAGAGGGTCAGGACATTCCAGGCGCGGATCGTCGAGCGCATCTGGTTGAAATCGATCGCGATGTCGCGGATCATCATCGGCACCCCGAAACCGCTCGCGTCGGTGAATTTGGAATACGTGAGGCGAAACTGGTCGGTCGGCACTTTCGTCAACGACCTCGGGCCGATGCCGACCGTCACCATCTCAAGCTCGGCGGCGAAGGTATACAATTCGCGCTCAGCCCGCGTCTCGGCATCGGCATCGACATACAGCCAGTTATACTGCATGCGGCGGCGGCGGGTCGTGCCGACGAGGGCGATCGCCGCGTCATCATCAAGGTCGAAGCGTCCCGCAAATTTGAGGTTCGCAGGGTCATATCGATAACTGGCGACAATCTGGTTGAGGGTTATCCGCTCGGGATCTTTGGCGACTTGAAATTGCTTGACCCCATCTCGTCGCGCCGTCATGTCAAAATCTCGATACGAGTCGAGTCCCGTCAGACCCGCGATGCGGTATCGCGGGACATACTTACCATCGAGGATAATCAGATCGGCAAAGCCCTCGACGAGGGCGTCGGTAATCAATGCGTTTGACGACGCTTCCGTCGCGATATGTCTCCGCGCCTTAACCGTGCCGAGGTTTGTCTCCCAGGTCGAGAAAGCCGTCGAGTCGATATTGCCCGATGCCACGCCGAGATGCGTCTTGAGAATATCCTCCACAATGTCAGGAAGCGACTCCAGAAGCGTCCCGCCACTGGTGCCATTATGCGTTGCCCCTTGAATATTCGCCGTCACCGTATCGACCGTCTGATCATATGCGTCGTCCATGACAAACTCGGCATTCGCCAGATCGGTTGAGGTGAGGGTCGCCGCAACGCCGTTCTTGTATACCGCCTCGATTTGCTTGATGGCATGGGACGCGATCTTGAAAGTGCGGTTCGTGGTATTAATGCAATAGCACGGCACTTTTTCGCCGCCCCCGGCAGTGGTGCGCCAATCGCCATATATAAGAGGGATCGGGAGGTTCTTTGATTTCTCTTCGACGTTTGCGTACGTGGAAACAAAGAATTTTCGGGTCGGCAAGACCTTCTCGTCCTTCATCCGCTCGTCATCGAGTTCGATACGCGCAACGGTATCGTCAAACTGGATGCCCCCAGGAAAAAGGATCGTGCCGACAAATACGGTTGTGTAATCGGCGGCGGCGGTGCCTTGGCCGATCTTTACGGTGACCGACTTATTCGACCACTCGTAACTTTCCATCAGATCCGAGATGCCCGAGTCGCTATTGTCCAGATTGAGCGTCAAGCTCGGCATCGTGACCCGAGGGTCGAGCAATTGTCCGGCCGAAAGGGTCATCGATGACATACTGAGCAATCGCCCGTCGTATACCGTCCCATCGTCAAACGTCACCGGGTCGCGGGCATAATACAGCGTTTTACCCGCCAGGGCGATCTCGACGAGTTGCCGCCAGTCTTGTATCGATGACGTTTGATCGAATGCCATTTACTCGGTCTTTTCTTCGTATACGAGGCTGGCGGTGCTGTAATTGCCGATAAACTGGTGCGCCTGGCTCAATGGCGTTTCGAGATAGCAATACATCGAGTCTTTGCTCGGTCGGTCGGTCGGATCGAGGGCGAGGACGAGGGGCCGCGAGTTGCCGGTCTTCTCCATGATCGCCGAGAGCTTGTCGGTCTGCGTCTGGCTCTGGAGGTTATACCGCACCGTCGCCCGCCGATACCGATTGCGATTGCGGAAAAAAGTCTGTCGCCCTGGCACCCGATCGCCCTCGCTCGGGTCATACATGGTGATGTTGAAATTCTGGTTGATGTTTCGCGTCAGCTCGTAATATTCGCCCGCCGCGATTCTGCCGATCTGGAGGTATGACGCGGCATTGCCCGAGTCGGCGAGCGTCACCCGCCAGTATCGATATGTCTGATCCAAGAAATACACGATTCGCTGTAATACGGTCCCGTCGGCATTGGTCGCGATCGTCAACGCTTGCGAGTATGAGGGCGACCCCCAGGAGTTGCTCGCATTCGCCTGGAGGGTCACGGTCGCCGAGGCGGTCAGGTTGAACGTAAACATCGAAAAACAGGTGATCTTCGTCGCCGTCCCGAGGTCAAAGACAATATTTTCGGATGCTTTGCCCGTCGTGCGCCACATTTTGCTGACATGATCGTGCACGACATTGGCAGGGACGAGGTCGGCATTTGCCTGAGACGACCCGGTGATCGTCGCCCCGTCCCAGGTGTCCATATTGTAAAGGATTCGTGCGTTTGCCATTATACGCTCGGGTCGGTTGTGAGTCCTGTGGAATACATGACGGTGGAGCCGCGAGTCGATTCTCGGTTGAGCATCTGGACGATAAAGGGCTTCGCGTCCTCCTCGATGAAACTCTTGACCCCTTGCTCGTCGATAGTGTTGACGCTGAAATTGAAATGGAAGTTCGCACCGCCCGAGCCGCTGAACCCGCCCGACATCCGCGAGGTTGGGGTGATGTCCACCTGTTCCGGTCCCGCCTCGCCCGCCAGGAACAAGGTCGGCGACGATACCATGCCGTTAAAACCATTGGCGGCGGGCGTGATGCCGAGTCGGTCCTTGGCGCGATCCGTCACCATTTCCTCAAAGTCCTGCATCCGAGTCGCCGCTGTAATATCTTCCATTTCTGCCTGAATCAATCCCTCTGTCAATGCGGCATTAATGGCGCGGACCCAATCGGGGGGAAGCGTTTTCCCTTGAAACATTTTGGGAATTATATTCGTTATTAATTTCCACGCTTGTTCCCACGACAGCCCAAATTCATCACTCAGGCTCTTTGCAAATGCCCCAGGAGCGATCCCGTCGTGACCGCGTGCCGTTCGCCCCGTCGGAGCCGAGGTGTCGCGCACACTTTTAAAAACGTCTTTGACCACTTCCTCAATGTTTTCAATTTTGCTAATGTCGCCGCCAGCGGATTCAAAGGCCCGCAAAAAACTGCCCGTTGCGCCCTCGGCCCGAACCGCCGCCGATGGTCCCGACCCGATGACGATGTCCCACGCCTTGCTTGTCAATACCCCACCGATGATCGCACCGACA